CATAGAAGATATACCAGCAGAAGAAATCCCAACATATATGGCTGAGTTAGACAATGCCGCATTTGAAATGGGTGCACCTGAGCTTGAATCAGTACAAGAAGCTGAATTAAATAATTTAAGAAAGAGAGCAGGACTTGAAGAAAAAGAAGGCGACGATTGTTCCATCTGTTTCGGTAGAGGAAAGATAGATGCTCATTCAGAAGACGGTCCTAGCAAATGTCAAAAGTGTAAAGGCACTGGCAAAGAGCAATGGAGACCGGAGCCAACAGATTTCAGCAAATTTGGTATTGGTGAAGCAGAAGAAAAAGAAAATAAAACTATCACAGTCAACGCACCAGTTGCATTATCTGGCGATAGTATTTGGGACAATGACAATACAAACCCTAAATCAGTAAATGTTACAGAAATTGAAGTTGTAGCAGACGATCCTTTTAACGAAGATGATACTTATGCATCTGTTAATGTTAAGCATGATGGTCCATGGACAATATACACTGATACAGGCTTCCAAGACGAAATATCAAAGATTGTAGGTTTTAAAGTATCATTTACGGAGCAAGGTATGCAAGAAGAAGGAGTAGCAAGTATGGAAGGTGACACAAGGTCTGCAGTAGAAGAAGAAATAGATCGCATGAAACACTTGGCAGGTATGACAATCGAAGAAGCAGATATGCCAGACTTTGACAAAGGCGAACGTCCGCGTAATTCAAAAGAACGTGCCGCTTACCGTAAGTGGAAAAAAGATTCAGCAGCAGGCGCTAAAGATGATAGCGATGTAGTTTCTATTAGTCCTAAAGACAAAAAAGATGCTGAAGCAAGACCTGCAAACGCAGCTGCAGCTAATCCAACTCAAGCACAATTTACAGATATCAATTTAGATACTATGAAAGTAGACGGTAAGTCTATTCCTAGTAAGCAACGTGCTAAAAGTATTGCAAATCAAATACCAGATAACCTAGACTTAAATGATCCAGCAGTTAAGAAAGAAGCATTCTTAAAGTTTACTGCAAAAAGACCAGACTTAATGTTTGGCGAGATTAATGCACGTTTATCTAACGATGACACTGGCTTAGCATTAAGCGATAGACTTAGTCCTATTGTGAGAAAGTTAGAAGATAGCCGTAACATAATGGAACTCGACGCAGAAGATAAAGCATTCGCACTTAAACTTTTACAATCAGCTATCACTGGTATGGAATTAGTTAAGTCCACAGACATTGACAAGCAAATAGAAGTTGAGCCAATGCAGATGGACGCAGACGACAATGACGATGAGTACGATGATGATTCAATGGTACCAGTATTAGATACAGATGATGAAGAATTAGTTCGTGACAGTGTTAACTTTGACAGTATTAGAGCAGAGTATGATATTTTACCAGAAGGTAAAATGAAAGACATTATACAAGATGCTATGGACATGAGCAGAGAAGAATTTGATGCAAAATGGAAAGGCGAGTTTGATTACGATCAACTAAACAAAGACTACAACGATGATTTAGAAGAAGGTAAATTACCTGCAGGACTCCAAGCATATCAAGATAAAAAGAATGGCAAGAAAGATGATGCTGACAAAGACGACGAAGAAGTAGACGAAGATAAAGAAGATAAAGAAGAAGTAGACGAAGCATTAGAAGACATTAAAAGACTAGCTGGCATTGAAATAGCAGAAGGTGCTAAAATAGATTGCCCATGTTGTAAGGGCGGTAAAGATAGCTGTTCAACTGGTAAAGATGTATGCGGTACATGCGATGGCACCGGTAAAGTCGACGAAGCGTATGAAGCAGTAGTAGAAACAGTTGCAGACGAGATGGTAGAAAATACAATTGACTTAGCAATGAAAGAACTACGCCAATTAGCAGGTATCTAACAATGAACGAAATACAAAGATTACAACAACTAGCAGGTTTGCCAATCACAGAAGCAGAAACAGGTGACGAAGTTACTAAAACTGTTGCAGGACACACTGATGCTGAAAAAGATATGATTATGAAACAGTTATATCAAACAGGCAAATACTGTGTAGAACTTTACGGTATGTTAGGCAAGATGGACGGTAATACTGATTTCCCACATTGGTGGCAGGGTAAGATTGTTAAAGCATCAGACTATATTGGTGCTGCTAAACATTACTTAGAAAATGAAATTGAAGCACCGGATGTTGACACTATGCCATCTCCAGATATAGAAGATAACGATCCCTCAGGCGTTAGTTAAGACTAAATCCAGTCTGTATTATTAACTAGTTTATCAGCATACTCAGGCCAGAATAGGCCTGCTCTAGGTCCGCCATTACACTTACCATCGCTTTCGCCTGGTATCTTAATCCATAAAAACGCATCACATTTTTCTTCATCTGTGTCACATGTAGGTGGTATACCTAAACTACGGCCTGGTGGGTTACACCAATCATTGCCGTGAGAACCATTGCCATTACGACTAGTGTCTATAACAAAATGATCATTAGGTCTTTGTTCGCATATTTGCAATGACCACTTCATACTTTCTTTAGTGCTTCTAAAGTTACTTACATTTACACTAAAGCCTCTTACTTTATCATTGCTTACTATGTCTAATAACTTAGCAACTTCGCTAGGTGCTAGCCAATTACTATGCCCTACATCGACGTAAACAAGTGCGTTAGAGTTGCTTGTAAGCGTCTCTAAGCCTTCTTTAAGTAAACTTAGCCTAGACTCAGCAATGCTTTTATCCATTAGTGTACTGTGAGGTATAGCGTCTGGTTCGAATATAACTATGGGTGCTCTATCGCCTATACCTCTACAAAATGCATGTAAGAATTCTAAATATGCTTCTCTGGTTTTTGCACCACCTTTACTATGATGTCCTACATCTCTTTCTGGTATATTGTATATAACTAGCACAGGCAACTGTGGATCAACACGTTTCATTAAACGTCCTAATCCATCGTCAATATTACAAGAATACTTGCCTTGCCTATCGCCGTACCAGAAACTTACTGGTTGTTCAAATATTTTAGCAACACTAGGGTAAGCAAGTCTGTGGTCTTTTACTCTGTCAAAGTTATTAACCCAAAAAGGATAATCCATTAGCCGTTATCTAAATTAGTTACATTGTTTACAGTTAGTGGATAAGTGTTTTCAGTAGGATATGTAAAATGTTTTTGCAGTTCTGGTTTTAACGGAGCGTCCCATTGACCTGCTTTACATTTCTCGATAGCTTCGTTGGATATTCCAGCAAGTTCCATTTCTTCGTAATCACTAAGCAAGTAACTTTTAATGTAAGGGAGCATCTGGCACGGGCAAGTACCTTCCCAGTGAAGGTTCAATGAATTATCCATTAGTGGATTTTCATAGTCGAACATTTCTTGTTCTGGGTTATAATAATAAGTTTTTGTAGTTGGTAACAGTTTGTATACTGTTAATCCCTGATCAGGAGTCCTAAATGTTGGTAACGGCATCTCAACACCATCAACGGCATACGATTCAACTACATCAGGATTAAATGATGTAATCCTTGCCATGTCTAAACCATTAAGTAAATATTGACTTCTTTGTAAATGGTCAATGTATTCACCGTCTTTACCTAAGCCTTCGCCTCTTCGTTCCATCTGGCCATTAGTTTCTTCTAATCCTACTCTGTCTTGATCAGGCTGGTAGTATCCGTATCTTGCACCCCAGTTCTTACTAATCCAATCTTTTTCGTCCTGCCACTCTGGGGTTTTGTTATCCATCTTGGTAACTTTACCCTTGTAAGTTTTAGTGTAGCCTTCGACCCCGCCGGAATGTGCTTCGTACACTAATTCCCCGTCAAGTAGTTCGCATGTTAATTTACCTGTATTACAATCTAAGTGCCAGTCAAGTAGTAAATGTGGTTTATCCATTTGTCATCCCCTGTAATTTTTTAAATGTCTTCTCTCGTCTTGCGAAAGCTCTTTTTAGTTTTAGATCGCCTGCAAGTGAACTATCGATAAACAGTTTCCCTCGTAAATGGTCTAGCTCGTGTTGGAAAACTCTAGAGTCTATGCCCTCTAACCAAACTTCAACTACTTCTTGTTCTACTGTTTGATATCTTACTTGGACTTTTTTTGGTCGTGTAATGTTTAAATATAAAAGAGGGAATGTTAAACATCCTTCTTCGATAACGCAAGTTTCTTCACTAGCGTCAAGTATTTGCGGATTGTATATTCCGATGTCACCTTGTGTAGAATGTGTCATTACAAACATCCTGTGCTGAGAACCACACTGCGGTGATGCTAGGCCAATTCCTATATTCTCATGCATAATTTGAAACATTGCTTGTTGTCTTTCTATCCAATCGACTTCTACATCAAACGGATCTAATGTTGATTCAGTGTGTAACGCAGGGTGCCTGGGTTCTACTAAATCTGCTTGCCATTCGTTTTTGTTTGTTGTCATACTATCCCTTTAAACATTTTTATATATTTATTATATAGTTGAACTTCTAGTTTAAATGCTTCTTGTTCCCATGGCTGATCTTTTATATTATTTACTAGATGCATATCAACACCGTGCCATGTGGAACCATTTCCACTTAACTCTCCTTTAATAAACTGCTTTGCATGCACTAGCTCGTGACATAGTGTAAGAAATTGTTCGTTAAAAGAATATTTATAGTTGTAACTACCCTTCGCAATATTAATGAATGCCTCACCTCTATCACCGTAACAGTCTCCCGCCACTTGTCCATCGCATTTATTTATAAAATGTATTTCTATGTCGATGTCTTTTGTTGTTCTCGGCATTAAGTATTTTAGTATGTTGAATGACACAAGTTCTACAAGTTCTACTTGTTGCGGTTTTCCAAATACTTCAACACTAGTTGCCACTGTCTTTTCCTTGAAACAAGTTCTTAATACTTTCAAGCAACGGTTTAACAGAATTATACTCAGTGTTATACTTTACATACAACTCATCTGTTGGGCTGGTTTCAATAATATCACCCTTCTTGTATACTGTACCTTCGTATTCTATTCCATCTCTTAAGATTTCTACAGAGGTTCCTCCATGGTTAAACCATGTAGTTAGCCTACCGGAACCTGCTTCCAGTGCATTGCATGTATTGCCTTCTTCGATGTATTCCATGATTTCCATGTATTCATTTACTGTATCTGTGTATTGTCCCATGATATTATTATACTATATTTCCTGTTAGTTGTCAATCTAACTCAAGGTCTGTTAAACCCATTATTGATTCGCCAGCATCTAATCTTCTTTTATGCTCTTGTAGTTCTGGACTAAGTGCCGTCCCTGGCCGGCCTACTCCTATATTACCATTGTCAGTTATATAATCTGACCATTCTATATCCATCCGAACTAGCATGTCTATTCTTTCTTCAATACTTGCATTTTCCCACACTGGGATATTGTGTTTTGTATTCATCTGCATTGGGTATTGCCAATCAAATGCATCCGGTACTCTAAAGTTATCAGAGGGTCTACTCATTATTGTGTTAACCCATTTTAAACTGTTAGATACGTTTAAGCCTTTACTTTGTGCAAATTCTAGCATGTCTACGTGACATTCTTTTGTTTCAGATGACGGTATTACTAATCTGTCAGCCATAGCAGTATATGTTTCCACAGTACCTGCTAAGAAGTGATCTTTCATTCCTACATTACGATTGCCATCTTTGTCGACTAAGTTTGTAAAGCAGTTAGTATACCAGGTATTTTCTGCAATAGGTGTAATAGGAATATTAGTATTAAGCGTAGTAAGTACATCAAACCTTGTTTCAAATACTGCATCATATGGTGTTTTTGCGTGTTGACGCCTGATGTTTGGTCCAATCATTGTAGCAAGTAATGCAGGCCCGGACCAAGATGTGTAATAATTATCTTCTGGTTTCATTAGCACTCTGCCAGTGATATGTTTATTGTTGTCTTCGAATGTTTGTTCCACTGTTCGCATTTTTAAGTGTGGGGTGTGCCATGTGGCTACATAGTAATCAACGTTCTCTGATATGCTATCAAAGAAGTCAAACACAACTGGTGCATTATAACGCCATGTGCGGACATGTCCTCTAAGTACAACTGCAATATTTTTCATCATATAATATTTCTCTCTTTACAAAAGTCAAACATATATTGACCCCATATTTTATGCCCTAATGCACTTGGGTGAAAAACAATAAATGAATCTTCTAAATTTCCCTGCTCGATCATTGTGTGATGTGCAGTTGAATCTTTATTAATAAAACTATCTGAGTCAATTAAGTTCCACATAGTTGATAGCTCACTTGACATCACTAAGTTTTCATTTCTATAAATTTCGTCGTCCCAATCTCTAAGCATTTGTTCATGGTGGTGATAAAATGCTTGATGCATAACATATTTAATGTTTAAACTTTTTAACAGCATCTGTGCTAAAAATACTGTATGTATATATTTAGTAACAAACCCCTCTGGAGCGCCAAACATATCAAAGAATAAATTGTAAAACTGATTTAATTTCTTACCTTCTGTTTCGCCCAGCTGACCTGTAAAGTCTTGATCTAAACTCCACGGCCCGTACGGTGCATAGTTTGTATCGCCGAATTGTTCTTTGTAATAATGCTCAGTACGTTCAGGACTTGTCCATCCAATACTAACTATTAAGTCTGATGTATCATTGCCGCCTAGGTAGTCATTGTCTGCTAACCATGCAACTAATTTTCTAAATATAGCATCGTTACTTTGTGATGGCAAACTGAGATCAACTATGTCTTGTATGTTTGCATGTTTAGCAAATTGATTTAAATAACGATTTTCGAGTCTGTATGTAATATTCTCAGGTACGCTTTGTCGTTCAAATCCGCCACCGGGCAAGTTCATAATTGGCACTGGATCAACAGCAGGATCTACTAACTCTGCTCCCCAGCACCAACTGTCTCCGCAACCAACTAATTTCATATTATACCTTTTTCCTTCATGTCGTTATATAATAACTCTGCAATCAATTGATGCCCGTATTCGTTTGGGTGGTCTCCGAGACCTGGCTTCATAAAGGGCAAATCAGCTCGAGGTCCGCGATTGTCGCGATTGTTTATCATATGCTCCTTTAAGTATCCGTATAGACTCATATCATCTAGTTTGTCTTTGTGTAAAAACGTATCTGATGATAGTGTGTTCCACATATCTTCTGTATTTACTGGCCCGTCATGACGGTGCATAAATTTCTCGTGATTAGTTACAAAATGCTGATTATAATATATTGCTTGGTGCATATGAAATGGTATATTTTTATTTTGCAATAGACCTTCCACTAACATAAGTTGCTGAATCCATTCAACATAGCATGAAAGTTCATTCCTCATCATGGTATAATAAAATTCTACATGTTTATGGTACTTGGGTCTATAAGGACTGCTGTCGCTGTCACACCAATTCTCTGTTAATATCCATGGGCCTAGTGTTGTCCAATATGGAGTTGAATCTGGCACCTGCGACACAGTATAGTCAAAAAATACTTCAGCCCGTTCAGGACTAGTCCAGCCTATTACAATAAACGGATCATCTTCTAAAGCGCCTGGTTGTGATATCCAACTCAATAACTGTAATGTAATAGCAGCATTACCTATTCCAGGTTTAGCTAAATTAATAACTTCAGTTGCACCCATCATTGTTTTTAAATGAGAAGCATAATTAGTATTTACTCTGTCCTCTAGATCAGAACCAAACGCCCAACTATCTCCAAATATTACTAACTTCATTTTCTATTGTCTCTTATTTTCTGCACATAGTCACTGCATATTCCTGCACAGTCTACGTCTAATGTATTTTCTAATAATGGGTCAGTAACTTCCGGCATAACCATAATACTACGCCTTGCTAGTTTTTTACCTATGTTTGTCCAAATATATTTCTTGTTAGTTAACGAGTAATCATCATTCTCTTGCCAAAAACAATTAGCACGATTCATTTCCATGCCACCAAAGAGATGTAATGCTTCTATGTTTTTACAATGCACCCAATATCTTTGATTAAATGAAGTAATGTCTGCACCATACTGAGGTTCATCGTGGCCAAAAAACACCTCGCCGTCTACAACCCATACATCAACTTCTATATCAAATCCTGCATCTAATGCTTTTTGTATGTGCTCAGGATGATTTTCCATTTCCGAAGGCCCGTTTATATTACCTCTATGTGCTATTAGTATCATACTATTATATCTGTGTTTAAAATTTCTTGTGTTTGTTGCCAACCACCTGTGACATGATATGTCTTACCTAATTGCTGTTCGTAAATTGCATCTGCTAATGGTTGATCAATTCCCCACTCTCCCATCTTGTCTCCAAAGAATACAACTTTTTGATCCCATGGTTGATAGTTTATTACTAAGTCTGCTACTTGTCCTTTATGTGCGCCTTTTAAGCAAATATCAATACTGATATCACCACCGATAAACACATCAAATCTTGAAAACTTTTCTTTAAATTCTTTTGCAAGAGCAAGCCTTTCTTGTTCAATTAAATCGTAATGTTTATATTCATGACGTTGTAGTTCTGTTGCATCTCTACCTACAATACTAAAGTTTACACTACCAGGCCTTGTTGCAATGTGTGTTCCTGCCCTAACTGGGTAAGGACTAGTGTCTAACTTACTAAGTAAAAACTGCTCTTCTTCTTCGGTAAATTCAAATTCATTTACTGTTACAGATCTACCTTCTTGCATAATACTATTGCCCATACAGTTTGCAACAAGTACTGCACCTTCGGTTATATCTACACCTATTTGCTCGATTGTTCGTTCGTATGTGCTACCAGTAACAAGTATATAAGTATGGCCCCATGTATCGCGCCAGTTTATAAACCAGTCTTTAAATTTTGAATCTATACTAGCACCAGTGTCGGTTAATACTCCATCAATATCAAATAAAAATATCATTCGTTACCTACTATAATTTTGTCTGTGCTGTCACCAGGTACCTTAACACATAATATTGTGCAATCTTCGTGGAATATTGGATCTGCTATTTCGTTTGGCTCTATAACAAATATATCGCCTTTACTTAATTCTTTGCCGCATACTTTCATACTACCCTCTAGTAACACATTATATTCTGTGCCAAGTGGGTGATAGTGTGCTGGCCACTGCTCATCTTTTAAGTGTGTGAGTACACCTACTTCGAAGCCTTTTGTTTTTAATACACTTGGTTCAAAGTCTCCTATGAGCCATCCTCGGTGCATATCTTTTAATTTACTTATTTCCATTATACTTGTCTAAGTCCTCTGGTGTTCCTATAAAATGTATTTCGTTTTGATCAATCATGTAATCACCAACCGTTAACCCATCTTCGATTAAGTAGTTGTATGTAGCACTAATGTAAAACTCGTTTAAAGATCTATTATCTTCTGCAATCATTTTAGTGCCTGAACTTACAAAGTCTGTACCACGTTTCCAATAATGTATTCCTGTTAATGCATTGTTGCTGATTACTTCTTTTTCAACTACTTTTGTTACGTTACCTTTTTCTATTAAAGCATAACTGTGTTTAGGATTATCGTCATGTATAGTAACAAGTCCGGCATCAAACATTCTTAAACGTTTCATAGCAGGTGCTGTATCCCACTCCATTACTTGATCGCAGTTAGCAATAATAAGTTCATCGTCATTGTTAATTAGGTCAGTTAATAACAATACAGATTGCACAGCACCTTCGGTAACATAATCAATAATGTGGAAAGTACAGTTAGGAGTAACCATTTTTAATTCATGCATTATATCAGGCGTAAGTGGGTCTTTAGGTAGAATATAATGATATGTACCTTCTAGAGCTAATGTTTTTACAGCAAGTGCAATCATCGAAACACCATCAACTTTAATGTATGGCTTAGGTTCGTTGTATAGTGGCTTAAATCTACTGCCGGCGCCTGCCGCTGGTATAACAATATTCATGCTACTATTTATTTAGTTAAACCTCTATAGATAGTCTTTTAACGGCAACACAATGCTACGAATTTTACTTCCTCTGCCGTTGCCATCTGCTTCTTCTTCTTGTAACACTTGATCCCAGGTAGATAAATTAAATGCTGAACTTATCCGCAGTGTATCAGATGTATTCTTTTGCCCCCAGTGCAAAATATGCCCTGGCATCATAACAAAATGCCCATCAAAGTTAGGTAGCGGTACAATTGTTCTAGTTGCGGGGTCGTTCTGATCTGTGTAATATGTTTCTGTTCCGGTATCTTGTATAACATAATTACCGTGCCATGTGCCATAATGCCTGTGTGGATTTAATGTTTTTCCTTTTGGCCAAACATTAATCCAACTCTTAAAATAGTAGTCTTGGTAGTTGTCGCCGACGAGATCTAAACTTTCAGCAATGCAGTTAAACATAAATGATAAATTAGGAAATAATTCTATGCAAGTGTAATCGTGGTACGTTTCCCAGCTACCTGACATGTAATCGTAGTTATTAAGTTCTTCAGACCACGGAAATACTTCAGCACTACGATCGAGTATTTCTTTACCGATAGCAACAAGGTTAGATGGAACACATTTGCCATCTACCAATGGTTCTCCAAATATTGTTTTTAATTCTAATTGTTTTTCAATTATCATCTGTACCACACATTTTTTTGTTCATAACTCGAAGCTCGTAGTCCTTTTATATTACTAAAACTAAAATACCCAGTTAGCCTAACAAAGTTATCTATCGGTGTGTCTGCTTTGTGCCAAGTTCTGCCATCGAAAATTACTAACCTATTGAACACATTTTCTATCTCTGTCTCCCCTACTGTTAATCCGTTTCCAATTACATGTTTGTCAATTTCAGGATTTAAAAAAATTAGACAACTTACATAAAACGAATCGTCGGCAAACTTAGCTGGTAATATATCTCTGTGACCTACCATTACATCTTGTTCTGTGTTTACATTTAAGTGAGCTCTAGTTAAGTGCTTAATCTTAATTTTAGAATTAAATTGTTGAGCATATGGTAATAGCCATGATTCAGCATCAAAGACAGTATACATATCTTGAAGGCTAAACATTGTAGATAAAAATGCAGGATTAGAACTATCAGCCTCACGCCTACACAATGTAAGACGTACATTATTAATGTAATGGTCTTTCCATCTTTCTACAATGCTATCTGGCATTGCGTTGTCTATAATCATTGCATCATTCATATCTATACCAAATGGAGCGGGTGGAGAGGATCGAACTCTCATCAAAAGGTTGGAAACCTCTTATAATAGCCATTATACGACACCCGCTAAAGTGGTGGGTCTGCTTGGACTTGAACCAAGACTCTGCCGATTATGAGTCGGATGCATTAACCAATTATGCTACAGACCCGAGTGTAGGGTTCGCCGCCCTACCGTCTACTCTTATGCATTATTTAGAATTCGGTCCAAATGCTGTTGACCTATAATAATTGGTGGAGATGATAGGGATCGAACCTACGACCTGTTCCGTGCAAGGGAACCGCTCTCCCAACTGAGCTACATCCCCAATTATTTAACTATTTATTATACAGCCTATATATTTGATTGTCAACCTGGAAGTGAAACTGTTTGTTGTAAACTTTCTAGTTTGTAATATGTGTTGTCTCTATTTTTTACATGCCCTGTATACGGAGTACTAAACCATTTCTTTTCATCTTCTTTTGCTAACTGTTTTACAGTGTCGCTAAATGAATGATCAAATATGTTTTCTAAGTATGCAATATGTTCAGTTGGTAAAGGATGCAAATCATATAATCCTTTATTTGCTGTTGCTGTTAAAAATAAGTTTCTTTTTCTATACTTACTGTGTAAAGGTAATTCATCGCCTGTGTGTATTTCTGTAAGATTTTCGAGTACATCTGCATAACTATTGTAACCTGGGAATAGTACACTAACAAAACTAGGCATTAACTTGCCTGCTATTTTAAGCATTTTTTCCTGTGTTACACTCTCCATTTGTAAATTAATGCAAGAACACTGTAATGTATTTTGATATACAATAGAAGATTTAATAGCTATCAACGAGTCTAGTAACAGTGTATTATATGTTTGATGCTTAGTTATTTCATCAACGGATTGCTTTCTATTGTCACTAACTGCTACATTGTGATCAGTTAATGATCCCCAATGATGCCATTGCATCGAATCACTGTAAAAACTATCTCCTAGTACACTAAGCCTAGCAGGCATAGTCCATTGTGTGATTACTAAATCATCTGCTGTAAGTTTATATTTGTTATCTAATAAAAATAGCTGGCTTTGTATATATTTGTTACTTGCACCCGAATGGCCTAAATTATATAACGGAATATCTAACTCTGCTGATAATGCTGCTGCCCAAGTAGGCCAATTGTTGCATTGTGTAAAGCTACAACCTATTGCAAACAGTCTATTATATTTTTTAGCAAAGTCTATCATAGTAATATAGGTATTTGTATGAATGGATTGTTTAGTTCTGTTAATGTGTCATTTACATCAAATGCTAATGTAATTCGAGGCTGTTCAAACTTGTCTACTATTAATACTCGGTGTTTGTTTTCTCCCGGACCTATGTATATGTTACCTACTTGGTTCTCAATGTTTACAGTTTCAAACTGGGTAATGGTATTGTTTGGCCTAATAGACATGTAGCCATGGAACAGTGAGCTGTGGTTGTGCCAATTCAACACTGTCTTTTCGTTATGGTAGTTTATCCAACACTTTAAATATAGAGAACTGCTGCTACCTGTGTAGGAATCTTTTATTAGGCTAAGCAATTCATCAAACACAGTGTTCCACTCTTTGCTGTTTCTTAACAGTAGTAAAGCATTGTACTCGTTGTACAAACTAGTAGAATCTTGTTTGGTATTCTTGTAACGTTGTATATCGGATGTATTTGCATTGTTACTAGAAAACTGCTCACCATACACTAACATTATATCGTCAACATACTTAGATAATGTATCAGCATTATCAATAATGTATTGAGATTTGTGTAGTGTGTATTTCATGTAGTCTTATTTATTCCCAACAACTGGCGGAGAGTGAGGGATTCGAACCCTCGGTCCAGTTACCCAGACGCCTCCTTAGCAGGGAGGTACTTTCGACCACTCAGCCAACTCTCCAATTTTGGTGCGCCTTGCAAGATTCGAACTTGCGACCATCCGCTTAGAAGGCGGAGGCTCTATCCAGCTGAGCTAAAGGCGCAACGCTCTTTTACTTCTAGTAGAAGTGTTGCATCGAAAAGGCCCCGCACCAGTATTCTCTGGCTGTACAAATGAACGTACTGCACCTCACGAACCAGTTGATCTAGGTCCGCCTTTTCTTGCCCTTGTTTACCCACGCTAAAATTGTTAAATCTTGTATTCCGGCCTGTGCTTATTATACAGTTCTTTTGCAACTGTGTCAAGCCCTAATCCACAACAAATATCCATTTGTCTACGAATCTCATTTGATTGTTCGTTACCTTTTTTCCACGCACGATGATCATCACTGTAGTTGTATGTCCAATCGTGTGTTTTTAGTAATTGCTCTAATGTATCTAGATCTGGGTGAATTGACATTGATTGTCTCTCGCATTGTTTAAATTACTTGATTATTATAACACGCATTACAAGGGTGTCAACTACTATTTTCGGTGCGTTAAACAGCATATAAGCGCCGCTACACGCACTTTGCTTCGTAACTGTATTTTATGGTGCTTATTTCAATAACTCTGCTAAGGTTAGCAATACTGCTGTTCCTGTTATAGCACTACCTATCATAATTGCTTTATCGTTCCAGCAATGTCCTACATAAGTCCAAGCAATACTGCTTAGTGCATAGGCTATTCTACCTTCAGTCATAAACTCTGCACTTTGCAAAAATACTCCTGTGACTGCAAGTATTGTTGCCGCCCATTTAACATAACTATCAACTGTACCGATAGGAGTTGCAGGACTTAGGTCTTCAACTTGAACCTGTAGTTCTTCCATCTCTTGCCGTAGTCGAGATCGTTCAGCATTCAACTCCATAGCAAGACGGCCAGTTTTAGTCATAGTGCTTGACTCGAACTGTTCCTTAACTTCTGCTTTTATTTCTTTTGCTAAATTACTCATACTATTACTTATATCTTAAATTTGGCAACCCAGTAAGGAATCGAACCTCAATCTACGGTTTTGGAGACCGCCGTAATACCATTATACCACTGAGCTATTGTTTTGCTGGGGTGAACTAGCCGCTTCACTGTACAATACTGTCTGCTGGGTAATCCCGTCTAAGTATCATACTCCACTTCTTCGTTCTTACGCACCCCCGCGGATACGGACTACTGTCATCGTGCTCCAATTCTTAGGAACGACCCTAAGTTCTTTCATAGAAGGAGCAACTTACTACTAGCACATAGTTACTGTGCTTGTATGGTACCCGGAACTGGATTCGAACCAGCAAGCCCTTTCAGGCGGGAGATTTTAAGTCTCCTGTGTATACCGTTCCACCATCCGGGCAGTAAACATTAAATATCTAACTCTAGTTGCTTAGAGTCTGTTTGGTCATGTTGATCTGCAGTAGCTTCAGCAGCGTCAGTTAACACTTTAATAATGCCTATACGAGCAAATTGCTCTGTGGATTTTTCGTCCATATCTATAATGATATTTGCACCACCATCTTCTCTATCAATTACATCCAGTACATCTATTCGCATTGTTTGTTTCTCTTTATGATAGCGTGTATTATACAGTTATACACAAGGTTTGTCAAGCATTCTTTTTGACATAATCAAAATAATACTGAGCTAATTTATCTTGCTTTGCATAGGCTTCTTTCTCCCATGGAGCGTCCCAATATGCATCTTGGCTTTTCTTAGCAACAAACTTCTTGCCTTTAAATGTCGGCTCCGAGCTTAGGTCGAGTCCGTCTTTTACAAACTGCTTCACATGTACCATTTCGTGTGCAAGAGTTTTAATCATATCTCGGAAACGCTTCTTACGCCAAATAAAGATACTTACTTCCCAGGCTTTAGCTTTTTTATACTGTTTTGCAAAACACCAGCCTTGGCAATCGCCGTCTGTTTTGTTTACAGTACGACCCATCATAATATCAAAGTCCATCGGCATGTGTGCAATACCTAACTTTGCACTCATAATAGCAACTGCTGATTCTATTTTTAGTGCAACAGCTTTATCGTAAGGCTTCCCGCCAGATGGTCCAGCAACAAAAATTGTCATTGTGTTTACCTTTCGGTTACGTTGAAATACTTGTATGTTTGCTGTACGCAAACTGCTTGGTAGTATGCATCAGCATCTGCACTGTGCAGGTTTTGCTGAATTGCTTTACGTGGATCTGTTGGCATCATGTTAAAGATTGTTCTACAATCCATAATCTGCCAAAATGCCCAACCTTTGTGATGATCAAATTGCTTAAATAGATCTTCAAGTATGACCATATCAAACTGAGGACCTTGACACCAAACTTTATCAACACCAACAAGATACTTGTTTAGTTCGCCCATGAATTGAGCTAACGGTATTCTGCCGTCTTCGCTGAATGCTTCGTCTTGTATGTGTGCAGGTTGTTTTGCCCACCACGCTAATGTGCTGTCTAACACACTACGTTCGGCAGTTGTTTGAGTATCAATCTCAGGCTTCCACAGTGTTTTAGCATGTGGCTCAGTGGGCATATACGGGTCAAATTTAACTGCCCCTACTGATAATACTACACAGTCAGGTTCAGTTCCTAGTGTTTCGATATCTATCATTGCGTGTGTTTTCATGTAGTTATTATAACAATATCACACCTAAATGTCAAGGAAAAAATTCCCTTTATTTTTCAATGACTTACAACGTTAAAACAGTATCATCTGGTAGCTGATCGTCGTTAACTGATGCTAATTGTCCTGCACCTTTAACCCCGTCAGCCCATTGCATTTTCTCAAATGGATCTTGTTCGCCTGCTTTAACAGCATTCCACCAAGTTAGATCAGCACCGTTTGTTCTTTCTAAGAACCATGCAATCTTATGTGCTGTTGCAACACGAGCATGTTGCATTGCTTCGTGGCCAAAGTCTCTAGGGTCACTTGGATTGCCTTCCATGTATTTTCTATTACGGAAAGTTTCGTCATCGTTATTGCCTGTGATATCTGCTCTGTCATGAATAAATTCAACATCTATTCTTTCAAACACATCTAACATATATGCAATATGACTTAGCCATGCATCATTTTGTGCGTTTTGACTTAGGTGGCCAATGAGGATATACCAGTCTCGAGGGACAACAGGAAAGATAGCATAAGGATGCCCGTTGTGATTATCTTTAGGTGCTAGTAATTTAAACTGACCTGTGTAACTATCAATTACTTCGTCCCAGCCTTGTGTTTCCATTAGCCCATCGTCGTTCCAAAAGAACAACCATTCGCCAGTTGCTGCTCCAGCAAGTGTGTTTACATAAGTATGTAAGTTTTCATAACCCAATGGCTTAAAAATATTTGCTCTTGCTTCTACCCCTAACTCTTGTAAGTAAGGTGCAATAGTTTCTTTAATATATGCAGTAGTATCGGCATCGTCTTCGTCTAGTCCGAGCATTATTTCAATGTCTCCTGGATTAGTAGCCTTAGACATTAGTGACTTAATACTTTTTTCAAGTAGTTCGGGTCTTCCTCTAGTAGGAAGTAAAACTGTTATTTTTTTTACTGATTCCATGTGCTATTCCTTATGTGTTTGTAACTGGTTTGTCATTCTTTCCAGTAAACAATTTTCTAATGTTTCCTCGGAATGTATAATGCCCGACATGGTTAAGTGCTGTTCTAGGGTCTAGCCAAACTTCGCCACCCATATCCTGCCATCGTCTGCAGAAAGTATAATCTTCACTCAAGTAACGTCTGCTCTCAGGATCAATAATGCAATCAAATAATGCATACATAAACGGCTCAAACTTAGCATCAACATTAATATCATTAACATATTTTGTTTCAGGCATTGCATCAAACATTTGCTGTATAACGCTTTTGTTAATACACATAAAACCTGTGCCTGCATCTTTTAGTTTAACTAAGTTATCTACTATCTGAACCTGTGGCGTTCTGTTACCATCTTTGTCTTTTAAGAAGTCAAAGTTTACAACATAGTTTGAACTGTGCCCTTCGATTGTTTCTGCTGTTTCTGTTACATCTTCTCTAGCGGCTTCGATAATGCTATTCCAGTTAACTGCTTTCTTAGGATAAGCACCAACAATAATTGGCTTGTCGTATGCTACCATTCTAAGAATATCTTCCGGATTAAATTCGATGTCAGCATCAATAAAGAACAAGTGTGTTGCTTCTTTGTTCTCCATAAAGAAACTGTTAAGTGTATTCCTGCCTCTAGTAATTAAACTTTCATTTGCAAGTGTACTGATAGTATATTTAATATCATACTTATTACACAGGATTGCAAAACGCATCATACTTCTAAAGTAAGGCTCACCAATTTGGCCACCATAACAAGGTGTTGCAATAAAGATATGTTTTTGTCTTAATAACCCTAACGGTATTTCAATTTTAGCATCTAACAATTGATGCATTACATCACTGTTGTTTGCAGTTGCTTGTTGGTTAACGGGTGCTTTTTTTGCTGGAGCCTTTTTTTTCTTGTTTGACATTTCTTGTCCTGTGTGTGTTGTGTTTATGGAGCTCGGAACAGGAGTCGAACCTGCGACCTGATGATTACAAATCAACTGCTCTACCAACTGAGCTATCCGAGCAAAAAACTTAATGTTTTTACTTGCTTTTATTTACACAGATTTGTGTTGAAGGACCAAGATAAATGGCTAGTTTATCTTGTTATCGGGAGGGTTTGCTAGATATAAATTCGTTGAGCTTTTCAGCTTCAGCTACTATTTCTTCTGTGGTAGGCATGTGCTCTGATGTTTTGGCTTTTGCTTGTAGAATAAGTCTTGCTTCTTGTAGAAGTTCAAGTCTAATCTCGTATGGTGTTTTATTAGACAATTCAGTCTCCTTAGTAATTTATCTCTGCATGTATTTACCATACTATTCAATCAATGATAACGACCCAGTTAACTTTTGTGCTTTCTTCAATCTTTTAATAAATCCCCGGTAGGGCAATAATTGCCTAGTATCTTCGAATTCAACTGTGAACATATATCTATCTTCTTCAAAATCGAACACTGTGTGCAGAACTTGAGTATTAAAAAGATACATAGTATTTAATTGATAGTCTAGTAGCAGTGTTTTATTTTCCTGTGTGTCAACGTATGCACAAAAACTGTTTCCATGTTGTAGTAACATATTAATACCAACACCTCTTTCAGTGTCCTTGTGCAATTTATAATAGTCGCCACTTAACATTTTTGTTACGCCTATTCCTTTGATCTTTGCAATAGTATTATGAATAGTTTCTAATGTAGGGCAAAGAGAAAAGACATGATCCATAGCTAAACTAATTGCCTGAAATCCAAAGTATGGATACCACACCTCTCGTTCGAGTGCTTCTGCTAATGCATATTCTGCAAGAGGACCAGCATCACTATATAGTGTCGTATAGCACTCGATAGGTTCCATTACTTAGGTTGCTCTCCGTTGTCATCCATGTTTGCAATAAAATTGTAGTAGTGTCCCATACCGTGATCTCCTACTCCATCGATAAATTTAAATTGTTTTGCAGCTGCCCAACGGCCTCTCCATCCATCTTTAAATCTCTGCCATGGTGTTGATTTTCTAATATTGCCAAAAGTGTTTATGTATCTTAGGTGCCCTTGGTGCTGGTACCATAGTCCTGCAAAACTTGGTGGCACACTAGGGACCACATCATTGTTGTTAACATATCTAAAGTAAGGAAAGTCAATTGCCTTTAAGAACTCAACATTGCCAACTCTTGGTTGTCCAAACGTGTACAGTCCACCTTCGGGTTTAACATCCATAGCAACTAGTACAGCCATTGCTCCACCTAAACTATGTCCACATACCCAAACACTCTTGGTGTTTTTCTTGTCGTGCTTTGCTAATGCTTTTTTGATATCTGGCATTATCTTTTGATACTCACCGTAGAAGCCTTGGTGTACTTTTCCTGCTACTGGATGAGGCATTCTAAATGTATTCAAGTCTGCTTTCACATCATTTAATGCTGTTGGTTCTGTTCCTCTGCATGCAATAAGTACATCGTCTTTATCGCTCATAACATAAGCCTGTGCGCCGTCGACGTCAATGTATGTTGGCGGTAGTGGTTTGTTTAAAAACTTTTTAAGTGGTGCTAAATCTGGTATACCATTCTTTGGTTCAAATAATTGTTCCGGTGGTTGATAACATTGATTAGCGAATAATGCTAGGACCATCCCTTTGTCCTTGGTAGAATATTCTGATAATGCCATTTCTTACTCCTATGTGTTATTATAGTAATATTTATGGTAAATAGTCTTTATTTAGAAGTCGAAATAGTATTCATAAATGCTTTCGCTATTGTGTTCAACAATAGCTGCTCTATATCGCTCTGTTAGTTCCGCTGGCAGTTTGCCTGCTTTAAATCTAACAGTACCATCTGTGCCTGCTGCACTGCCATCACTAGATGAATCTTTGCGAGTGTCTCGTTGTATTTTTCTATGTTCAAGTACCATAGGAGCACGATACTTTAAATCAAATGTGTTATATATGCCCGACTGCGATGCAAGATATTTTTTTAATCTTTCAAATCCAGTGCTTTTCATAAGTGGATGTATACCACCTGGTATAATTTCTTCATATATTGTATACTTTAATCTGTGTGCCCGCCCATCCAATTCGCCTGCGTCACAATGTATTTTATATTTTTCAATAACATCTATACTAAGTTCTAATGCTTTATATATTATTTCGGGTGTGTAATATAGGATGTCTTTAACTATATCAAAATTATCATCTCTTGCTACAGCATAGTATGCCTGTGTGTTTTTCATAATAAATGAACTATTAAGTCCTGCAATGTCTAACGGGCCTTCTACTATAGGTGAATCTTTAATCATCATAGGAAGATCGCCACCTAGTACTACTGTGCCGTCTATGTTTTTAAAGGTAGTGTGTAAGTAATAAAGATGGACTGCTACTTGAGGACTCGATGTGCTATACTTTTTGCCATATGCTAAGTGGGTGTTGTTAGTAAAGAAATCATACAAGTCAATTTCTGTAATATTTAGTTTAATATTTTCTCTGTCAGTTAGCATACGAGCAGTTACTACATCATCTGTGTTTAAGGGACTACCTTTCCATGTAGTAAGATATGTGTGTGCTGTAATAGGTACGTTCATTTCTTGTAAAACTCTGATTGCAAACTGACTATCCACTCCTCCGCTTAGGCATACATGGGCATGTGTAATGTGTGCCAGTTGTTCTTTTATTAAATCCAGCAAGGTACTGTCCGTTTTAGGCTTCTTAATTGTAATGCTGAGGAACTTTTCTTCCTCATAGTATGTCATTGCTGGTGGATTTCCAAACTGAATCATAAAAGATTTCTAACTCCGTTAAAGATGATAAATATACTTAATACATACTTATGGAGCTAAACCGAATACAAATTCGTTTTTTGGAGCAAAACTAAATGGCAAACTACATTATATCACTAGACTCGTCAACTTATGCAAGTGCAGGGGCGGCAGAACTAGCAATTACAAACGCAGGACTGGCAATAACTAAAACTTATACTTTTCCTTTAACATACGGAGTATCAGGAACAACCAGTCAAGTCTCAGGACTTGCAGGGCTTGCTGAATCTTCTGAGAACGGAACGGCATTAACTAGTACATTGGACGCTTTTACAGCTGAAGGAGGAACGTTGAGTGCATCACACTTAGACACTACCGCAATTAACCCAAACTACCAGTACTATTGGCATCCATTAGATACTACATTAGGTGCAGGTCAAACTATTTACTTAGTAGACACTGGATTTGACGGTGGTCATGAAGTTTTTGGACAGACACCGCGTGTCACAGACTTACATAGTGCTCCTAACGCAACAGGCTATGTCGACACTGACGGTCACGGAACTAAAATGGCATCCTTAATAATAGGATCCTCGATTGGTACTGCAGGTGCCGCAAATATACAAAACGTTAAGATGTTTAATGACAATACTACAGCATTTACTGCTGGTGATGTCATTGATGCATTGGAAGCAATTTTAGTACATCATAGAGCAAACGATGCCGCTAAGCCAAAAATTGTACTCTTTGCTTGGTCCATGACTAAGAACGCATTAATTGATTCTAAACTTAATGAAATGTTAGCAGAAAACTTAATGCTAATTGCTTCTGCAGGTAATGCCGGTAACGGTGTTGATGTTGATACAATTACACCGGGTGGATTAGATACTATTACAACTGTTGGAGCACATGATGAAGTATTGGAGGTAGCAACATTCTCTCAGATGCCAATCATTGATTACGTTGATGATGACGTGACTCCATTTAGAAGAGGTTTAGTACAAAACGCAGCCAAGATTGATATCTTTGCAATGGGCGTTAACGTATGTACAGCTGACGTAGCAAACGTTGCGAACTATGTACCATCAACAGGAACTTCAGTTTCAGCTGCAATGGTAGCAGGTATTGCTACACATTACATGAACTTGTATTCAAGTACATCTGCAGAAACTATTAAATCATACATAGTAACACGTGGTAACGAAATGGCACGTTTGCCTAGGTCGACATCTACTGCTGAAAACTACAAAACAATGCTCAGTTACGACAACTTAACTTACCCTTCAGGTAAGATTGCAGAATATAACAAAGTAAGTTTATCAGTTCTATCTTGCCCGATGACATCAGAAGTAACATTTACTAATATACCATCAGGAAGATTGTTAAACGTAGCACATGGTTCAACTACCACTGTTAACATTGGCTTACATGCTGATGCTACTGATATAGCGGTATTAGACTTCAGTCCTTTACCACCATGGATGGCATTTGATATAGCAACTGGTATTGTTACTGTTACTGCAACTACAGCAGCTGGCTGTGCAGCAAGTTTAGCACCAGGTGTTTATCACTTTGCTGTTAAAGGAACAATGGCTACTAAAGTTTACGTTGAAGAATATTCAATTGGCGTATATGCTACTGCAGAATCAGAGCTAAATACATCAACAGAATACTACTACGATGACGATGAAGAAGATTACGAAGAAGTAATACAATATTCAGCATCTACTAACAACTTTATCAAATAAGTTAAACTTAATTAGAAGAAGGTACTAAATACAATTGGTACCTTTTTTTATGACTATAGAAAACATACGAATAGACACAACAACACACAGTAGCGTTTTTAATCCGCTAAGTGCCGCTGGCCAATGGCTTTGTTCTACGTTTAAGTTTAGATCTATAGGCGATATTAATATGTCGTATTCTACCCTAGTTGAAATAACCCAAGACCTCCCAAACTTAAAATCTATTACCATGGATAATGAGTACGGTGATGCACTAGAGTGGACTAATCTTACTTCGTTTGTGCGTGTTATGACAATACAAGGTGTTTATACTATAATAAACACTTACGGCATGGCTAGTAATAGTGTAGTACAAAAGATAAAAGATGCAAGTTGCCTATATAAAGAACAAGATGCAAGTATAAAGGTTATTTTCAATATTGATGGCATATACGAACAGTGCGGTAAGGTGTTCTTAGGTGCTGAGTGGAAGCAAATTAAAGAAAACATTATAACTGTAGGCGATAAATCACACATAAAGTTTTATAAGTTTAAGCATAACGCACACCAACAAGCCGCTATAGAACATTTTTGCAGGGCAGTTGGTGCAAAGTTTGAAGTGTTAGAAGATCCGTTGTTTGGCAAAAAATGCTTTAGTATAATATCTAAACAAGGCAAATGGTTATACGATATTCATCCTGTTGGCTCTAAGCAACCAACACTAGCTCAAACCGCAGTAGGATGGAATCTATTAAAAACAAAAGTTAGAAAGATAAAAGGTACATCGATTGACGAGTTAGATTACTTACCTGTGCCTATTAATGCAACAAATTTAGATACAGATGATATTATTAATATTACTATCAAAGGGCATGTAATCAAAGGATCAGGCAGAGCTCAAATGTTTAGTTATGCATTATGCAATGATTGGAATTATGAAGAAGTAGATATTAGTGACAAGTATAACTTATCAGTTATGCAAGAACTAGCAAAGTTTGCAAGAATAGATTTGACTACTATAAATATTTACAATAGTAATATTACTGATATATTAGAAGTTATTTAACTTACTTTAACAGTCGACGACCCACTTGAAACTGAATGTCCGCATGTAGCAACTGTTCCTTTCATAGCAGGTATACCACCGTCTGCTAGTACAGTACTAGCACCAGCTGAAACTAATGTAGGAGCAGTATGAGGTGATTTACCGTGTGCAGCAACCTTATCTCCTATTAACGAAACTTTTTTACCATCAGCAAATACTGTGCTTGCGCCGGGTCCTAGTATTATACCTTTTGCTGTATCTGTTTTTACTCTTGCTATGTCTGCCATAGTATTATTTATCCGTTTATAATTAGGCTAGTTAATAGAAGTAGTCCACTAATAGTACCTAAGAAGAAAAATGCAACTAATATTGCAAACCAAACTATAGCAAGTGGCTTTATTTCAAACTTACCTTCGGACTTTTTACCTATGCCTATTACTGCTTTAATTGCGTCTGCTATCAAAAGAGCTATCAATAGAGTACATCAGTTAATGCAAAGGATATAAGCATTAACCCAAACACTGTAAGTTGTATAATTGCTGGAACCACTACAAACAGTTGCATTGCACTGAAGTCTCCCTTCATAAAGAAGTCAGTCTTCATCCATTCATCTACTTCTTCTGGTGTTGCATCTCTAACGTCCATGTATATGCTCCGGGTGAAATTATACTTCTTTTATTTCTACTTCTTCGATGTTAAGTGCTTCATAGTCTGCCTTGCTCTCATCGCTTGCTTTACAGACGCTTAAAATAGCTGACAAGGGCATAGTAACCTCTTCAGTCGGCCCTGTAAAGATGTAAGGAATTAGTGCTAGATCTGCACCATTGATAACTACTATTTTTGGTTCGCCAACAGTAAACAAGCCTTCGTCCTTATTGACGCCATACAGTTGTGCAAGTACTTCGATACCGCTAATTAATTTAAGGGTAATAACTTCCCCTGATAGATCTTCTAAATTATACATGTGTGTCTCCTAAAGGGTCATTCCCTTAAATGTGTCGTGTGTTACGTCTTGTTTCGTGCCGCCACTAACGTAACTTGTTATTTCAGTTTCTTGTGGAGCAACTTGTACGTCACTGCCTCCAATCCACTTTTGTGTCCATGGTAATGGATTAGAACCTGCTGTGTAAACTTTCTCTAAGCCAATGTTAGTCATGCGTTTAGCTGCAATCCATTCTACATACTGTTCTAGTAACTGTGCATTTAATCCAATAATACTACCGTCTTTAAACAAGTACTTTGCCCATGCTTTCTCTTGCTCTACAGCATCAATAAACATTTGCTTTGATTCTTCTTTTGTTTCTTCTGCAATCTTTGCAAAGTCTTCATCTTCTTTTGGTAATAATTTTAACATGTGCTGTGTACTTGCTAAGTGAACATTCTCATCTCTAGCAATTAACTTAATAATTTTTGCATTGCCTTCCATCTTTTTAACTTCAGCAAACGCCCAACTACATGCAAACGATACATAAAAACGCACACCCTCTAGGATGTTTACGCTCATTATGCACTTCCATAATTTCTTCTTGTGCTCGTATAAACTATACTTTGCACTGCCTTTACGCATTAGATCGTTATACTCGTATAGGTCGTTATAGCATTGTGTGATACTATCAGCACAATCTGCAATCTCTTCGATACTGCTCATCTCATCAAAAACCTTGCTCGGGTCAGGATATATATTTCTGATAATATGTGTGTAACTTCTGCTGTGAATAGTTTCACTGAATGCCCAAGTCTCAATCCAGGTTTCTAATTCTGGTAGACTAACAATAGGCAAGAACACTAAGTTAGGCGAACGCCCTTGAACACTGTCTAAGAGTATTTGTCTTTTTAAGTTAGATGTAAAGATGTGTTGCTCATGTGGCTCTAAATCCTTAAAGTCTTTGGCATCTTTTACGATATCAACTTCTTCAGGTCTCCAGAAAAATCCTAACTGCTTGTCAGTGAGCTTTTCAAATTGACGATACTTAATTGTATCGTAACGTTGCATACACACGCCACCGTTAGGGTCAAGAAACATTTTTGCTTCCATGTGGTTATACGCTTTGTTTGTGTTTAGTACTGATTTCATATTTTGCAATTCATGTGTTCCTTCAGTTAATTCAATAAAATACCTGGCTTTAGATTTTGCAGGACTCGCAATCCTCTTCATCTATTTCGCTAAGTTCTAATGCCTCGGTTGTATCTAGTTCTCCTTGACCATCGTTGGTGTTATTGTAATACAATTGCTTTCCGCCGTATTTGTAAAATGTAATTATATCTTTGATTAGTACACTCATTGGTACCTTTTCATCTTCAAAGTGCTCTGGGTTATAACTTGTATTGACACTAATACCTTGGTCAATATACTTTTGTAGAACAGCCATAATCTTTAAATAGCCTTCTGGTGACTTCTGATCCCACAGTAAGTCATACTTGTTTTTAAGTCTAGGGTAGCCTGGCACTACTTGTTTAAGTATACCATGCTTGCTTTGTTTAACACTGATGTAACTGCGTGGCGGCTCAATACCGTTTGTGCTGTTACTAATCTGTGCTGATGTTTCTGCTGGCATAAGTGCCATTAGTGTTGAGTTACGGATGCCAGTTTCTTTAAGTTGCTTACGCAATCCTTTCCAATCTTGTCTTTCTTTGTGCTTAACTAATTCGTCTACATCTTTCTTATATGTTTGATTAGGTGTAATTCCTTGTCCGTATTTTGTTTCTACGGTACCAGGGCATTCGCCTTTTTCTATTGCCAAGTCTGCACTTGCTTTAATTAAAAAGTAACTCCATGCTTCGGCCCATTCGTCTACTAACTCTAAGTTAGGATCTTGATATGTTGAGTCATTCTTTGCTAACCAATATGCAAAGTTAATAATACCAATGCCTAACGGTCTACGTTTCATTGTACTTAACTGTGCCGCTAGTACTGGGTAACTTTGGTAGTCTAAGAGTGCGTCTAAGCCCCTTACAGCAAGATTACATACTCGCTCCATCTGTTTGAAGTCTTTAATAATACCCCAGTTAATTGCACTTAAAGTACATAAACTAATCTCTCCGTCAGGGTCATTAATGCTAGTTAAAGGCTTAGTAGGTAAGTTAATTTCACAACATAAATTACTCTGCTTAATCGGTGCAACATCTTCTCTAAATGAACTATGCGTATTAGCATGATCCACATTCATTAGGTAAATTCTACCTGTATCTTTTCTTTCAGTAGCAAATGCACTAAACAAATCCATTGCTTTAATAGTCTTCTTCTTAATACGAGTGTTACGTTCAGCACATTCATATATTTCTTTAAACTTGTCTTGGTCTTGGAAAAATGTCTCATATAATCCAGGCACATCGTGTGGTGAGAACAATGTAATATCTCCGCCAGTTAGCAGTCTTTCGTACATTAGTTTGTTAAACTGTACACCATAGTCCATGTGTCGTACACGATTCTCTTCAGTGCCTTTGTTGTTCTTTAATACTAGCATGTCTTCAATTTCAGCATGCCAGATGGGATAGTATAATGTGGCTGCGCCGCCTCTTACTCCACCTTGTGAACAACTTTTTACAGCACTCTGGAATAGTTTATAGAAGGGGATAACTCCTGTGTGGGTTGCATCTCCACTCCTAATAGGCGAGCCAATTGCTCTAATACTACCTGCACCAATGCCAATGCCTGCCTTTTGGCTAACATACTTAACAATAGCACTTGTAGTAGCATTAATGCTATCTAAACTGTCATCTGTCTCAATAAGTACACAACTACTAAACTGTCTTTGTGGTGTACGCACACCGGCCATAACAGGTGTAGGTAAACTTATTTCAAATGTACTAATTGCATCATAGTATGTTTTAACATATTGTAGTCTTGTTTCTTTGTCATACTTACTAAACAATGTCATAGCAATCATTATATATGCTACTTGCGGTGTTTCAAATATCTCACCAGTTGCTCTGTTTTGTACAAGGTACTTACCACGGAATTGTTCCATAGCCGCATAAGTTAAACCCTCATCTCTGTCGTGCCTAATGTAGTTACTTAGTTCGTCAATTTCGTCTTTTGTGTATGCTATTAAAATTTCTCTATCGTAGAAGCCTTTCTTAACATTTTTATCTATAATATCACATAAGCACGGTGGGCTAAATTTACCGTATACTTGTTTACGCAAATGATAGTTGATTAGCCTGCCTGCTACATATTGATAGTTTGGTGTTTCTTCGCTGATTAAATCTGCGGCACTTTTGATAAGTGTCTCTTGAATATCAGTACTAGTAATCCCAGTGTACAACTGTATCTGGCTGTTAATTTCTACTTCACTAGGACTAACGCCTGTTATGCCATCGCAGGCATATTGTACTACCTTGTGCAACTTATCTATATTAATGTCTTCGAGTTGCCCAGATCGTTTTTGTACTTGCATGTGTTCTTCCGTTGTCTGTTTGTTTCTAAATTTGTTTAGTGTAGTATTTACCAGAAGCAAATTATACATTAAAACTACGTTAATGTCAACTGAAAAGTGAGGAAGTTTTAATCTTATGTGAGTTAAATCGTGTGCTATTGTCTATAACGTATTGTAGGCTTGCAGTCTCGCCTGGTATGAAATTATAAGCCACTTGTTCATGAATTAGCACTAGTCCATCATTTCCATTTATATGATTACTTATCACTTCAAAGTACAATTCATCAGCTGTTATGAATCCTTTGTTGGCTAATGTTGCCGCTAATATAAGGGTGATTCCGGATTGGCAAAAATAGCCTTCAGATACTATTTCGAACACATTAGGCCAGTCCTTGGGAGTATAATAATCTATGTACCTAGGTATAGGTTTGATGTCAGCGAATGCTTCTAATAAAGGTTCTACAGTTAGATACTCTGCCTGCCTAACTGCTCGCCAGGCATTCAACCGATCCGATGACGTTTGGTTTTTGTTAAACATATATTAAACTAGTAACGTTAGTCAGCCCATCTTCTTACGATATATTTCACTGTTACCGATGTGGCAGGAGTTAGTGTATTACTTACTGTTATAGCTCCGTTTTCACTAGTGAAGTTTGCTTCAAAATTTACATTACCTGTTAACGTACCTGAACGTGCATCTGTGTAATTGTCTGCAAATATAACATCGTCAATGGTACTATCACCTGAGTATGTTAACGTACCAACACGCCTATAACTACCTAAACCTGTTGTGGCTTGCATACTGTATTCTACAAATTGCGTGTTGACAGGATTAGCACCACCAAACGGTATATCTAATTCTGACACTGTTGTATTGCCTGTTAGTATGGTTAATTGCTCTGGAGCAGTATATGCTGTTATTGCTGTACCTGCCGCTAGTGCTTCTGATGTGAGGAACTCAATGTTTGTTTTAATATTCATCAATCCTCTGATGTCAGTGTTAACTGATTCAAAGTATAGATTGTTTAATATTCTAGTAAAATCTCTTGCTTGGGTTCGTTCTTCGAAATTCATCTCACCAACTGCGCCGTTGATTTTGGTATCCCATTTAGCAGGGAAATGTCCGTTACCCGGACTTGCTGCTTCAGCACTGTTAAATTCTGTGTTTACATATATAGTTGAGAATATGTTTACATCATCGTACGCCTTTGTTGCGAATAGCCAATCTTCTAATTTTGCTTTAACAGTTGAATCTGTACGATCGTATTCGTCTGCTGTGAGACCTAATGCTGTTACTGTGTCCGCTGTATCATTATGTAATGCAAATTTAAATGGTGTTTTTTGTACTGCTTCAGAGTGAGTAATATACATTTTATTAGTCTCACCAGGAATAGTAGAAATCTTAGGCCATAAATTAGCACCGTTAACTGTTGTTTGCACTGCTACAGATGTACTAGCTGCTGATAGATCATATGATGCAACTGGTGTTGCTTCGATTGTTGCACTTGACACAATTGGTTTAGATGTTAGTGAGGTTGAGTTAGCACTTGTACTATCGGTAGTAGCTGTTATAAATGTATTACCTGTAACGGCATTAACAACATGATTACCCGATAATCCACCAGCGCCGGAGGCGAGTACAACACTATTGCCTGTTAGGTTACCGTGCCTTGGGCTTTGTATAACTACATTACCTGCTACGCCATCTTTGTATGTTACAAATGTTAATAGGTTTAAGTCAGCACTCGAGCTATAGTCTGCATAATCTTTTGCAACTGTAATTGTATTATTTGTTGAATCAATAGCAGTAACATTTCCTTGGGTACCGGATAGTTGTGATGAATCTGTTGCATGGTCATATAAGAAATAAATAACATCATCAATTTCTGTGTTTTCAACATTTTCAACTGAGATTTTAATGTTACCACTGTCATTAGCAACCGTTGATATTTGTCTTGTTATACTTGAAGCATTATTTGGTAATGTTGCAGTTATTGTTGCGCCGGCCGATGAATATGCTGTTACTGCTAATACTTTACCAGTTGACAACCAGTCGTTGCCACCTTTAACATATACATGATTGTAGTAACCAGCTGGATCGTAATCTCCGTCACTGTCAATTGAATAACTGCCTGTTAATAAATTTCCTGCTAACGCAAGAGAACTTGCGCCTGCGGTTGATACAACGCCAGCTCTGGCTGTATCAGTTTTTGTTAAGTATAATGTGCCCAATGTTTCTGCATACGAAGCAGTGTTTGGTGTATGCTTTACATCGGTTGCAACTTGAATATGCTTAAACTGCATACCAATATAACCAATGCCAATTCCGCCTGCAACTCTAACATTGTCATTAGATAGTTGCCTATAAGTAGTTATTCCTTTGTCTGAGTAAAAACCAGGCTTGCCTGTTTTACCGATTGTGGTATTTCCTAGAGCTTCAATAATTGCTGTGTTAGCATAGTATGATACTGAAATTTCATCAGCACCACTCGGCGATGTTCTAAGTGAGAGCGTGTGGGTATTAGCTGCTGCTGCAAGGGTACCTGTCTGTGAGAAAAAGTAATCATTACCGGATGCTATTGTGGCTACATTAGATGGACTAAGTGCTGTACCGTTTTTGAGAACTGTTAAATCTGTAGGTACAAAAGCATCACCTGTTATGTTGTTTTGGAAAGCTGCTGTACTTGCAATGTTTGTAAATACGCTACCAAGCCTTCCGTACTCATTTGCTTCAGAGGATGTTGCAACATTAGTTGCTGGTGTCCAACTTATACTATCTGTAACACCATCGAACTCACCTTTGTCGTATACCTTGTGAGGCACAATGAATTTAATCATTTGCACATTGGCTAAATTTGCTGTAGTACTCTGGGCACTTGCAGTCTTTTCAAAGTTGCCTGTCTTATTGTAAATGTCAGATACAGCATCGGTTGTGTCTGCACCAATATAAATTTGTCTGCTATCTGTAGCAAACCCTATTTCACCTGGTCGCAACGGCTTAGGGAGGTCTTGTTTCTGACCTCTGCGTTGTTGCATTCGTACGATTTTTGTTGTTTCTTCTGCCACTGTTAAGCCTCTCTTATTACTTAACAGTATTTATCACTTTGAACTAACTAAACTTTATTATAATAGTCCGCTAGTCTTCTTGCCCATTTAGTGCAGTATTCTTCAAATTCGTCGCCTTCTATAACAAAGTCTTTATAGTTAGCTTCACGGTCTACCATTAGGATGGCAACCTGCTTGATGTTTGTACCAAACATTTCATTATGTGCAAGTGCGTATGCACATCCTTGCATAAAGTAATCTTCAATCCACTCACGTTTCTTGATCTTTTTAGAAGTCTTGAAGTCAATAATACTTTCAACACCGTTAAACATACCCACAGCATCGCTTGTACCTGCGTATAAGCCTTTTGCTAACAGAGCTACTTCAACACCCCATATCTCATCTACTTGGCTTAACCCTTCTGCAATCATTACATTTAGCATGTCTCTAGCCATTACGCTTACAACATTATTACCTTTGATTTCGTAATCTTCTACTAGTACATACTTTTCTAATGCATTATGCACCTTAGTGCCTAGCCCAGCGGCTTCTTGACTGATGCGAGTAGCTTCAGCATCGCCTACACGTTTACGCCAATTAATAAGAGCTGTCTTATCACCGGTATCCGAAAGCACCGTAGTTACACTAGGTACTGGTTGATTGTCTTCGCCGGTGTACTGGCGTTGTCCGTTTTTTGCTGTTACTCTTTTAAGAGTTGGGTAAGTGAACTTTTCTACTAGCATGTAATAAGCCTTTATAATTTAAACAATAGTATAACACATAGTGATATTGTTGTCAATAAAAAAGGCATATAAAAATGCCTTTTGTTTCAATAACTTACGTTATTACCAGCTAACATTCCATTGTAATGCAGTTGCATTGTCAGGATCTGTGATAATACTAACACCGTAGCCTAACTTAGTGAAGTAGTTTTTTACATAGTTAAGTTGATCTAGTTTAGTCGGATCTGTTGTAATGCTGTTATATACATAGTAGTACACATTACTGTTAGTCATTGTAGAATTGTTTACATTTGCGTAAAGCACACCAGCATCAACATTAGCATATACTGCGTTTTCAATAGCAGTTACTTCGTTGTGGATCACAGTATTATTTCTAGTGCTGCTTCTTGCTGTTTTAGCATTTATGAATATGCCGGGCATGTTATACTATCTCCGTATTCATTGCAGTTGTTGCGGCACCTTTTGCTAAATCAGATACTGTGTCTGCCGCTGTTTCGTCATCGCCTGTGCTTATTTCTGCAGGTAATTGATTGTTAGGTTTAATTATATCTCTGTTTACACTACTGGCATGTCCGCTCTTATCAATTGCTGTAATAAGTTCGTCTGTTGTAGTAACATAGCCTTGCTTGGCTAATAATGATCTAAATTTTTCAGTAGGAATGTCTTGTACACCTTTGGCTGCTAGTTTTGTTAGCAAATCTTGCACTGTTAGAATTAAGTCGGAAAAATATCCTTCTGATATTACTTCGTTGATTAACATTTTAGACCTCTACAGGGTTTCTACCTAGTGGCTCTTCTTCAGGCCCAGCTGCTGCAGGTTCATTAACGTCCATTACTGGCTCTTCTAATCCTACGTCTGGTGCGCCGCCTAAATCAGCAGTATCACCTAATCCCATATCATCTGAGCCTACAACTGTACCTGCACCAATTAATGTTGCTATAGAATTATCAAGTCCTAATTTAGCACCTTTAGATGATTCAATATATGTTCCTAATAAGCCTTGAACACTGTCTGCAAAAGTAGCTGCTGCTTGAGCACCCATTTCGCCACGCATTTGATCTGCAATTGCTGGTAAACTTTCGTTCATCATACGTCCAATTTCTTCAACATGATCCTGGATGTCATCTGCTAATGCTCTTACTGCCATTACAACTTCTGCTTCTTCTACTGTAGTGCCTTCGACTTCTTCGTTAATCATATCGTCTACGATAGAGTCAAACATTGTTCCTTCATTTTTCTTTTCGTCTTCTTCGCCAGTGACGTCAAACTCTTTTCCGCCTACTGTAAATTTCTTTTCGCCTTTTGCAATAGCGTCTCGTCTAGCACCAGTAAATTTGTTTTGTTCTGCTACTTTAGCACCAAACATTTTAATACCGCTACCAACTGCATCTTCTTCTAAACCGTTTAAGAAACCAACAACTGCATCTCTGCTTTTTTCTGTTACTTTAGCAAAAGATTCTAACTTCTCTTCAATTGCTTCTAGGCTTTCTGTACCTGATAATTCAACACCACACTCTTTAGCAAGTTCTCTAAGCAACGAATCGTTAAGGTCTGTTTCTGGGATATACTCGCCTTCCTCTTCAATACTTTCATGCTTACTGCCACATGATTCTACATAGCTTTTTGCTGCTGAAAGGATAATTGGCATAACGTGTTCGTCATCATATGCAAAACGTGAATCCATTCTGTATTGATTCATGCACTCGCCACAAGCCTCATCCATTGTGTAGCCACTGTCCATTAAACTGCAAACACTTGCGTTGATCATCTCTTTCATGTCACCATGTGCAGGTGATTCAGCATAGTAGCCTTCCGCAATCATAGTTTCGACAACATCCTTGATGCCTAAAAACTTTGCGTATTCTGGTTTTTGCTGAAACTTAGTGTTATTACTTTTTATTAGATTTATACTTTTTAAAGCAGTTTCTAATAAACCGTTTAACTTTGCTTTCCTAGGAAATCCAGTAGTCTTTAAAGACACACCGAATTCTTCCTTGAGCATTTTATTAACTTTGGCAATTCTACTTGCGCCTTTTTGATTGAATTCTTTTAAAAACATTTTTTTATTTCCTAGGTATTAAATTCTCTATTACTGTTATTTATCATCTTTGTACACTTTTAGCTAAACCGTTTTAGTTCTTCTTTAGTATAATTAAACTTACATATGGTATCAAGCAGTCTTGCTTCTGTTATTTGTAGCTTAGTAAAGTCTTTTGTGGTTTTGATAGTGTGCCTATAGAACATAATGTCATTTCTACATCTAAAATATTGAGTTATTAAGCCTTCTAATTTAATTTTATTTCCTAAACTCACAGCTAAACCTTTGTTACGCAACCTACATAAGTAAGAGGCAACACATTTCATAGGTAATTCTGACGCCACAATAGCTTTTGATATATGTTCTTGTATTACAAAGTGATCATCTTTTTTAGTTACAACATAAACGCCTTTCTTAGCAACGTTCTTTGCTATAGTATCTAACTGTTTTGTAAGTTTTTGTTTGTTCATACAGGTATTTATGAACAGATGTGCTAAAGTTTTTGTTTTGCTGAGTATAAAGTATAACACTCAGACCCATTTTTTACTTCTTTTTGAAAGATATTCTTTTTATGCATCTCATCTGCAAGGTGTGCATCACGTTCTGATAGCTCTGCTGTGGTTAATTTACCAAGTGTTTCTACCTGAGCATATAGCTCTGATTCAAACTTGTTAATTAAACTTAACTGATTGTCTTTACATTTAACTGCTCTCATACTAGTATTTACCTAATTTTTGCATAGTTAACTTTGCAATGTCTAACTGTGTTTGAGGACCAGTATGTATCATATCTCTAGCCCAGTCTGAAGGAGATATTTCAGATAATTGCGTTACAACTAAAGGAATGCCTCTGGCTTTAGCAATTAATTCTAATGTTTTTATGTGCATATCATAATTTATTTGCGAAGTAGAAGTAATTATATCTATATACTTGTTTATGGTATCAGCATCTAATTCAGATGATGTTTTTTCTAACAACTCTGTCCTCATAGTTGATACTAAGTAAAAATCATCCTGCACCATTGCAACATGTGTTCGACCCATAGGCGGTAAAAGTACAGCTATGGCTGTTAAGTTAGGCAAGTCTTCGTCTAAAAAGTTTAATGCATACCATATGCTTGTCTCTAATGAGCATGCAGGAGTTCCTAAATTATATGTAGTCTCACCTGTAAGTTCAGCAAGTTGTGATGGCCAAGATTGATTAGCATGTATTCCTGAGCCATATGTATGACTACAACCAAAACATGCTATGCCTGGTGCATCACTAAAATGCGTATCACGGAAGCCTTGCTTGTTTGTTTTATACCATACATCAACAAGTTGATCAGTACTGTTATCCCACCAGCTATAAAATTTAAGTTGTTTCTTTTGTCTGTTAGAAAAACCAGTTTCGTTCATTCTAAATTCGTAAGGATGCCAGTTACATACGTTGTAGTCATCTTCTTGGAATTGTTCAATGCCCATTGCACTGAGTTGTTGATTGTTAAATCGATGTATATACGGAGCAGTAGAACTATGCTCAATTGTTTTCTTTATTGTGTCTCTGCTTGTTTTAAGCAGTTCCTGCTTGTCTAAATGCTTGGCGGTAGGCCCATGCATTTGAGACCAACGGTCATCTATTTTTGCCATCTATGTTACCTGTTCTGTGTGTTAAATGTTTTGCTGATGTCTTGACTTTTTAGACTTGCCGTATCCACCTGTTTGTAGAGTAGCCTCGGCATGCATTGCTGCCATGTGCTTGTTATATTTCTTAGTACCTTTTTTATGTGGGCTCTTACCTTCTCTGTGAATGTAGCCATCTTCTTCACCAGTACCACCACAAGCATCACAGCCTTCGCCTTTACAAAGTTCACATTTCGGAAGTACTTCGTCTTTAGTGTTCTCAGTTGCTTTTTTCTTTTTCTTTTTGGGAGTTGCATTAGCAAACACACTTGCATTAGGTCTTTTTTGCATACCGCCTAATGGAGCTGCAACGGTAGCAATACCGCCTGCACTAGTTGTTTCTTGTATAATGTCATTGATCTTCATATTAGTATTTACCGTTTTTATTAGTTACTACTGTCTACTATTGATGTATTTGCAAATGGATTTTCATTTGTTGTCACAAGATAGTTTGTCTTTGCATGTAGTCTTAAGCCGGAACCGGCTAAATCCTTGACGTCTTGTATAAAGGTAAACGTCTGCTTTTTAAGATCTAAGAAAAGTATTCCTTTAAGATTGCCTCCGCCTCTTTTTGCGGCAAGGTAGTTATTAACATTAGATTGGGCTATGGTCTGCATTGCTCCGTTAATGTTATTTTGTGCTAAGTATTGTGCTATCTCAGTACCTGCGTTAGGTAGTTCTGTAAAGATATTTGAAATAATATCTGCTACTTCTTTTTCTGCCTCAGGTACTAACTTTAAGAAAGCCGCAACATGATTTTGTTGCATACCTGATTTAACTCTTAACACTGCACCCTGTGCTTCTAGTTCTTTGAATTTCTCAGCATACTTTGTAAAGAATGCTGTTACCATAGTCTTGTATGAATCTGACACAGTAACTTGCCTGTCATTAAATCTAGCAGAATTTTTTCTTGTTGTCTTCAATTCAATTGGTTGACCGTCAATCATTAAGTCACCTTTGCCATCGTCAGCACCCGATGATGCTCCCATGCCGCCAATTCTCTGTGACAATACTGACAGTGCAAACTCACCTGGCCCGATACCGTACTGTACAACTTCATTTAAGTCATTAACTAATTCTGTTATATGTTCGTTTCCTTCCATGCCGTAGCCAACAAATATTTCAGCCATAGTATCAGTTGATGTAGACAACAATGTATCAACTCGAATTAATTTATCTTGTTTCCAGTCCATGAAAAGTTTTGCTCTTTCTGCTGGTGTCATTTCTATACTTGCTACAATCTTTGCAATTTGTTTAATTGCTTTCTTAACATCCTCATCCGGCACTTCGCCTAACATGTTACTTAAACTTTGTATTTTGCCACCAACACCCATATCGTTTAACAGTTGTTCAATGTAGTTAATTAATTTATTAGTTTTGTCATCGTCTGGTAGTTCTTCTAATTTTTTAATTAGATCAGATTTACTTTCGGTTAATCCTGCTTTCTTTTTAATTTCTGGATGTACTTTATTTTGTACAAAGCCTTTGAATATAGTACGCAAATCTGTGTCTGGTCCGCCACCGCTGGCTGCTTCTCTGAATGCTCTAATCATGCTTGGATCAGGAACCACAAAGTATGCTTCCATTTGAGATTTTAAATCACTAGCAAGTAAAGGAACATTTAATAACTGACGTATTTTCTTTACAGGGGAGTTGTCTGGTACAGCACCTTCTGTATATTTTGCTGCTCTGCCTGAGCCAGACTTGTTAGGATGTTCAAAACCTTTGCCTTTCTTTTTCTTTTTACTAGGCGTACCGTAAGTAGTTAATAATGCAGTCATATCTTGTTCTGCTTCAATAGTTTCATTTAACTTTTTCTTAGATACTATTAGTGCTTCGTTTATCTTATTAGCATCAACTTTACTAACTATTTCTAACTGCTTACGCAATGGTAGTTTATTAAAATTCTCAAACATGTTTTTACTCTCTTTTATCTTACTAAAACTAACGTTATATTTGTTAGCAATGTGACGTTGCATTTCTGTATTTACTCTAGCCATATCGCCCACAGAGTATCCGGTTGATCCATATCTAACACTACTAGGAACAAAGCCATACTTCTTTTCAAACGCATCTAATTCTTGTTTCTTTCCATTTAATAACCGCATATTCATGTCTGCACTGCCACGCATTTTACTAATGGCTCGCTCTGTATCTTCGACACTATTTTCGTTAGTTCTACTTCCTTGTGCATGTGCAGGGTGATCAGCGTCTATTAAGTCTGTAGTATCAACTCCGCCTGCTTTGTATGCTTGTACCATTGATGATATTTCATCCCACTGTACAGGATTGCCATTGTTTTCCTTGTTGTATACTAGTGCATTTAGAACATCTTGTTTTGCATTATTACTTGTTTCTAAGTTGTTAATCCATCTTGCTAGTTTTACAGCATTAATGTTTGGATCAGCCATAAACAAGCCAAATCCACCGTCCCACATTTTTTTATAGTTAGGATAATCTTCTTGTGCCATTCGAAGTGCCATTTTATTACTAAGAGTAGATGGATCATTATAACTATCCGAATCCTTTGTATCTAACTCACGTTGCATGTTGTCTGCCCTTTCTACATCATTTTTGTAATCTATTACGGCTTCGTCGTAATCGTACACAGTTCTTTCTACTGCGGTTAACTCTTTGTCAGGTACAACTGTAAACATTTCTGGGTTTAGTATATCACCAGGGTCTT